CTGCTGACCAAACCGGTCAGCACCGGCGCCGAACTGATGGCCATGCATGACACGGCCGAGGCCGTCGCCAACACCTACGGGCGCCGCCTGTTCGTGATGGCGTCGGCACCTGGTATCACCGTCCAGCAGACCTGGAACGAATACCTGGTCGAGCGAAAAGCGCTGACCAAGGACGTATTGGCGCCGCGCGTCCTGCTGGTTCCCCAGCTGCATGGCAACGACCTGGGCGTGCTCGCCGGCCGCCTGGCCAACGCTGCCGTGAGCATCGCTGACAGTCCAATGCGCGTGGCCACGGGGTCGTTGCTGGGCCTGGGCCCGACGCCAGTGGACAAGGAAGGAATCCCACTGCCTTCAGCCATCCTCGCCGAGCTGGACAAGGCCCGTTACTCAGTTCCGCAGACCTACCCGGACTATCCCGGGGTGTACTGGGGCGACGGCAACATGCTCGACGCACCGGCCAGCGACTACCAGGTGATCGAATACCTGCGCCTCGCTGACAAGGCCGCTCGCCAGGTCCGGCCGCTGCTGATTCGCCGTGTCGCCGATCGGCGCCTGAACAACTCGCCGGCGAGCATGGCCGCCGCTGTCAGCGCGTTTATGAGGCCCCTGCGCGCCATGGCCAAGTCCACCACCTTTGCCGGCCAGGTGTTCCCGGGCGAGATCGAATCGCCCAAGGACGGCGCCGTGGTCCTGACCTGGAAGAGCAAAACCAGCGTCGAGCTGTTCCTGAAAATCAAACCCCTCAACTGCCCGAAAGACCTCACGGCGAACATCGCCTTGGACCTTTCCAACGACGATTCGGAGTAACCCATGTCGCGTATTGGTGGCAAAAACTTCGACATTGCCCTGGGGGATCTCCAGGCCCACGTCGAGAGCTGCACCCTGGACATCACCGACAACACCGCCGTGGCGCAGTCCCGGGGTGTTCCGGACGGCTACGTCGATGGCGACGTGGCGGCCAGCGGTGAACTCGAGTTCGACAGCAACAATTTCAACCTGCTGATCGAGGCCGCACGCACTGCCGGCAGCTTCCGCCAGTTGGAGCCCTTCGACGTGGTGTTTTTTGCCCAGGCGGGCCAAGAGGAAATGCGCGTTGAGGCTTTCGGCTGCAAGTTGAAGGTTTCCAACCTGCTCAGCGTGGACACCAAGGGCGGCGAAAAGACCAAGCACAAGGTGCCGTTTGACGTCACCAGCCCGGACTTTATCCGCGTGAACGGCGTGCCTTACCTGGCTGCAGCAGAGATCGAGGGCTTGCGCTGATGGTGTGCCCGTTCGATCGCGCCCAGGAGCTGGAGCAACGCCAGCGTGACCAGGCGATCACCGCTCAGCTCGCCCTGTCGCGTCCGAACGGGCCGAGCCTGACCCATTGCGAGGACTGCGATAAGCCGATCCCCGAGCAGCGCCGAGCGCTGGGGGGAATGACCCGCTGCGTCCCATGCCAGACCCTTTTTGAGCAAGGAGTGCGCTGATGACAGATTCAGTCGCCAACGATCCGGTGCGCCTGCTGGAGCGCGATATGGCGGTGTTTAAACACCGCCTGGTCAGCTTGGAAAGGCGCCAGGAGTCGGTCCCGACCCGTGTCACAAAGCTGGAACAGCAGTTTGAACACATGTCCGGTCAACTGTCCGAACTCAATGAAGGCCAGCAAAAGCTGACCAGCGTCGTTTCCGACATTGGCAAGAAAATCACTTGGGCTCTGGCCATCGCCAGCACCCTATGGGCGATCCTGCAGATGGTCGGCCCTACCCTCTTGCGGGCGGTGTTTCCATGAGCATTCGCAACAAGATCGCCGCCGGCGTCATCGTTCTGGCCAGCGCGCCTCTGCTCGCGTTCCTGGGCAAGTGGGAGGGCAATGGCCAGAACATCGTCTACGCCGATCGGCTTGCTCGGGGATTGGCCACGGTGTGCAAGGGCATCACCCGCCATACCAGCCCATACCCGCTGGTCATTGGTGATTACTGGTCACCGCAGCGCTGCGCCGAAGTGGAGCAACTGGTGGTCGAGAAGGGCCAACTGGCGCTTGCTGACTGCCTCAGTAATCAGCAGGTCGGCCAGAACACTTTCGACGCGCTGACCAGCCACAGCCACAACTTTGGCGTGCCGAGCACATGCGCCAGTCGTGCAGTGGGCCTGATCAACGCCGGGCGCATCGCCGAAGGCTGTAAAGCGCTGGCCTGGGGCCCGGATGGCAAAACTCCGGTATGGGCTTCTGTAACCGATGCCTTGGGCCGCAAACAGTTCGTGCGAGGGCTCCATGCGCGCCGGTTGGCAGAAGTGGAGCTGTGCACGCGATGACCATCACCCCGTTTCGTTTCTTGCTTGCCGTGGCACTGACGGGGCTTATTCCTCTGTTTTGGTTCGTGCAAGTCGTTCAAGACCGCGACACCGCACGCACCGAGCGTGACACCGCCCAGGGCGAAGCCGCGAGCTTGCGTGAAGCGGCCCGCGTCAGTGCCGAAGCGCTCGCCGCTCGCGATGAAATCGACCTTGCCCGTACCCAGGAGCTGAATCATGCACGTACTGAGAACCTCGACCTGCGCCGCGCTGTTGACGCTGGCCGTCAGCGGTTGCGCATCGCCGCAACCTGCAGCGCCGCAGTGCCCACCAACGCCGGCGCCGGCGGCCTGGCTGATGCAGGAACCGCCGAACTCGCAGCAGACGCTCGATCGGATTATTTCACCCTCAGAGATCAGCTTGCCCTGAGCGAGCAAATGATCCTGGGCCTGCAGGACCACACACGCCGGGTTTGCCGGCGCTGACTGGCACCACGGCCACCACCCTCAACCTTTGAAAGGAGCACTACCCATGAGTATCAACAGCCGCGAAATCACCCTGGAAATCGGCGAAACCGACTTCAGATTCACCCTGTCGCCCCAGGACGTGACCAAGTACTTCAACGCCATGACCGCAACCAACAAAGTCGCGCCGTCGCACAACCTGCTGAGCACCACCGTCAACCCGGAACAGCGCGCAGGCCTGCGTGAGCTGCTGGCCAACCCGGTGACGACCATGCAGATCGCCGGCGCGCTGCTCGAGGAGTACGCGCCTGACGTCGAGATCATCGTAAAAAAGCCCTCGAACGCGCTGACCGCCTGACCGAAGACGGCCTGGGCCAGTTGATGGCCCTGACAAACCGCTGGCTGCCTGGCGCTGAGCCCTCAATCGAGAACATGGGCACAGCGCAGTGGCTGGAAAACGAGCACTGGAGACGCATGGAGATTGCCGTGGCAAACGGCATCGCCCATGCGTTGAACGGATAAAAAAGCATGGCTGACCGCAGCGCCCGCCTGGACTTCATCCTGGCCCTGACCGACAAGGTCACCGCACCGTTGGGCAAGGTAAAAACAGGGTTTTCCAACCTGGCCGAACAGAGCGAGAAGAACATCAAGACGATGGGGCTTGGCCTGGCAGGCATGACGGGCGCTTTTGTCGGCATCAATGAATCGCTGCAGCCCGCCCTGGAGATGAACCGCGCCCTGGGCGAGGTCCGATCGCTGGGCGTGGCTGAGGACGCGTTGACCTCGCTCAATCAGAAAGCCCTGGAGTTCTCGGTGAACTACGGCGAGAACGCCCGGGACTTTGTGGCCTCGGCGTACAGCATCGAGGGCGCTATCAAGGGCCTGACCGGCAGCCAGCTGGCGACGTTCACCAATGCCAGCAACCTGTTGGCCAAGGCCACCAAATCGGACGCGGACACCATGGGGGCCTACGTCGGCACCATGTACAACCTGTTCAAGGGCCAGGCCGATGCCATGGGGAAGGCTGAATGGGTCGAGAAAATGAGCGGCCAGACGGCCCTTGCGGTGCAGCTGTTCCGCACGGACGGCGCGCAACTCAAGGACGCATTCAAGGAAGTCGGGGCGATCGCCACCGCCGGCGGCGTCGACATTGCCGAGCAGTTCGCGGTGATCGGCTCGCTCAGCAGCACCATGGAAGGCGGCGACGCCGGCGGCCGGTACAAGGCGTTCTTTGAAAACCTCGGCGCCGCGTCTGAAAAGATGGGCATGAAGTTCACCGACAACCAGGGCAAGGCCCTGCCAATGCTCGACATCATGGCCAAACTGGAAGGCAAGCTGGGCGACCTGACCAGCGCATCGGCCGGCACCAAACTCATGGAAGCCTTCGGCGGCGAAGGCGCCCAGGTGATCGGGGCGCTGGCCAAGGACTCGGACCGCCTGCGCAACAGCATGGACAAGCTGGGCAAGGTGCGCGGCCTGGAAGAGGCCGAGAAGATGGCCCAGGCCATGGTCGACCCGTGGCAACAGTTCGCGGCCGCGATCGAGGCGCTACGCATCGCCTTCGGCCAGGCACTGATTCCGATCCTGACACCCTTGATGGCCAAGCTGACCAGCATCGCCGGCACGCTGACCCGCTGGACTCAGCTTTTCCCGAACATCACCCGGGTGATCGGCATCACCACGCTGACCATCCTGGCGATCATCGCCACCATTTCTTTTCTGACCTTCGCTGTCGGGGCCTGCCGCATGGCTTGGATGGCCCTGGTGACGATCTGGAAAGTGGTCCAGCTGATCAACCTGCGCACCGTGGCGGGTTTCCTCCTGCAGGCGACGGTGATCGCCGTCTATGTGGCGGGCCTGACGGTGCTCTATACCACCATGGGCATCATCCGTGTGGCCATGATGCTGTGGCAGGGCGTGATCTGGCTGGTCAACGTGGCGTTGACGGCGAACCCGATCGGCGTGGTGGTGATGGGCATTGCCGCCCTGGTCGCGATCGTGATCGCCGCCGTCTACTACTGGGACGAGTGGACCGCGGCCCTGACCAATAGCGAGGCCTTCAAGTGGGTGCTCGAGCAGCTGCAGGCGCTTTCTAACTGGTTCGACTCAATGGGCGGCTGGGCCGGCATGGCCAAGGGCGCGTGGGACGGGATCGTGGGCATCTTTCAGAAGGCCATCAACGGCCTGATCGAGATGATCAACAAGATCCCGGGCGTGAACATCGAGGCCCGCCTGGGCGATATGCCGCAGATCCCCGGCGCCGAGCAGGCGGTGAACGCTGCAGAGGTGGCCAGCGCTTCGCAGAAAGCCCAGCAGACCATCAGCGGCGCCATTCCAAGCCTGTCGCCGGCGCGGCCTAACGCGGTGCCCCCGGGCGGCCTGCTGACCAGCATTCAGAACAACAGCAGCAGCCAAAACAAAGGCACGCACGTGGAGAGCATGACGATCAACAACGCCAAGCCTATGACCCCGCTGGAGCTTGAAAACATGATGGCCATGTCGGTGGGCGGATGAGCGAATACATAGACCTTTGGATCGTCGACAACGACCTGGTGCTGGATCCGTCCCGCCAGCCCCTGCTGATCGAGGACCGGGCCAGCATCGCCCAGGACATCGCCCACATGATCCGCGACAGCGGCCTGTTGGTGACCCTGGTCGCCGAGCGTGATCGCCTCCGGCAGCGTGACTGTATCCAGCAACTGGAGCTGCTGGTGGAGTCGGACGAGCGCCTGGTGCCGGGCACCGCACTCATCACCCAGCTGCAGCCGGGCCAGTACCTGGTCACGGCTACCACCCTGCAATTTGGCAATATCGAGGTGACGTTGTGAGCGACGTAGATTTCAAGCGGGCATTGAGTGACGCCGGCATTCCCACCACCGAGGCCGGCCTGCGCCAGGCCTGGGAGATCGAGGTGGCGGCCCAAGGCTGCAAGCTGAGCAACACCAGTACCTATTCGCCGTTCTGGCGCGTGGTCACCGCCCTGGTGACCAAGCCGGTTATGTGGATCCTCGACTTTTTTGTCAGCACGGTTCTGCCTAACTTTTTCGTCAAAACCGCCGGCGGCGCCTGGCTGGATATGCTGGCCTGGGCGGTTAACGTGACACGCAAGGGCGCGACAAAGGCCGAGGGCGTGCTGCTGTTCACCCGCATGACCGCCGGCGGCGCCCTGGTCGTACCCGCCGGAACCCTGATCCAGTCTGCAGCGATTAACGGCCACGTTTACCAGCTGGTCACCACCGTGGCCGGCGCCTTTACAGATGGGCTGATGCAGTTGGAGATCCCGGTGAAGGCCACCGACGCCGGATCCGGCTACAACCTGGCCCCGGGTTACTACGCCATCCTGCCCGTGCCGGTGCCGGGTATCGCCCAGGTGGTCAATAACGACGGTTGGTTGATTGCACCAGGTGCAGATCCTGAGCCCAACGACGAGCTGCGTTTGCGGGTGCGCAACCAGTTCTCGGCGGTCAACCAATGGCACACCGACGCGGTATACCGGGCCATGATCTCGACCTTCCCGGGCGTACGGCCGGACGGGGTCTATTTCGAGCATGGCGCGCCACGCGGCCCGGGCAGTGCCAACGCCTTTGTGTTGTTCGAAGCCGGTGTGCCGGCGGCGACGTACCTGGAGCAGATCAACGCCCATATCCGCGACCAGGGCAACCATGGCCACGGGGATGACCTGTTGGTGATGGTGATGCCGGAAACCTTCCATGCGCTGCAGGTGGAAATCTGGCCCCGTTCAACCGTGACTGTCGAGCAGCGGCAAAAGCTGCAGGACGAGGCCGAGCAGTTCATCAGGGCCGCATTCCGCGAGAGCACCGCCAGTGACTACCAGCCGACCCTGACTTATCCACAGTCGCGCTTCTCCTTTAGCCGCCTGGCCGAGGAGCTGCACCAGCAGTTCGCCGGCATCGAGTCGCTGCACTTTGCCACCGACGACATTCTGGCCGAGCTGAACATTCCCCGGATCCAGAGCCTGCAGGTGGTGCTGCGTGATTAAGATCAACCTGAAGTTCTGGCTGGCCGGCACTGAGCTTACAAAGCTCAAACAGGCCGCACAGGCCTGGTGGGAAAAGGTCGAGGGCTGGCTGCGCTGGCCCTTGCTGCAGATGGACGCCGACACCTGTCACCTGGTGGTGCTCGACCTGTTGGCCTGGCAGCGCGACATCAGCCGCTTTAAGGGCGAGCCCGAAAGCTTGTACCGGCTACGGGTCAAGTACGCATTCATCAACGCCGTGGACGCCGGCAGCACGGCCGGGATGAAACGCATCCTGGAGCGCCTGGGCGTGGGCTACGTCGAGATCGAGGAGCGCGAGCCGGATCGGGATTGGGATGTGGTGCTGCTCCGCTTCTCCGACTCGCAACTGTCGCAGAACCCCGAGCTGCTGCGTGTGCTGATCCAGCAATACGGGCGCACCTGCAGGCGATACGACTTCTCGACCATCACACCGGTGCGCCTGTCGGCCGCCATCGTTCACTTCCACGACGATCAGCAAACGCTGGTCGCCAGCCTGTAGGAGCACCCCATGGGAGCCAGCATTACCCTTGCAGGTGAGAGCCTGATCGCCCAAAAACTTGCCGCACACGCGGGGCTGAAAGTTGCTCGATTCCTGTTTGCCAACGTACCCGGGTTGGACCCTAACGCCCCGGTGGACCGTGCCGCCGCCAAACCTGCGCCGGCGCAGATCGTCCACACCCACCCGATCGGAGATGACCAGGCCGGCTATGTGAACCCTAACCAGGTCGTTTACAGCGCGCAGATTGGGTCGGACGTCGGCGACTGGGATTTCAACTGGATCGGCCTGGAAAGCGTCGAGGGCGTGCTGTTTGCCGTGGCCTACGTGCCCCTGCAACAGAAGCGCCGCAACATCCCGCCGCTGCAGGTCGGTAACAACCTGACCCGCAACTTCCTGTTGGTATTCGACGGCGCCCAAGCGCTGACCGGCATCACCATCGACGCCACCACCTGGCAGCATGACTTTACCGTGCGCTTGGCCGGCATCGATGAGCGCGAGCGCCAGACCAACCGTGACGTTTTTGGTCGAGCCTGTTTTTTCGGTAGTGCGCTGCAGGTGGAGAAGGTCGGCAACCAGTACCAGGTCAAACCGGGCACTGCCTACGTGGAGGGCGTACGCATCGAGCGCACCACCGCCTTGGCGATCGTGCCGCCGGCATTTGCGACCACGGCCTGGTTGGATGTGGCCCTGCAGCGCGAATTGAGCGATGTGGTGGCCAACTGGCAAGTGGTGTTCGCGGCCGATAGCCCTGACTACACCGACAGTAACGGCGTGCGCCACTACTGCGTTGCCCTGGCGGATCTGCCAAACGCCAACACCATCAGCGACCTGCGCCCCAGCGAAGCCATCAATGGGCCGCTGGTGACGCATTTCGCAGCACGCCAGGGTGACTACGCGGGCCTGCGTGCCCGTGCCACGACCAAAGAGGACGTGGGCCTGGGGAACGTACCCAACGCCATCAGCGACGATCCGGAAACCAACAGCAGCACGATTTTGGCGACCACCAAGGCGTTGAAGTCCGTGGCCGCGCCGATCTGGTCGGCGATCGCCAATATCGTGTCAGGCGCAACGGTGGTCGGGAAAGCGGCAAGGCTCGCCACGGCCCGCAAAATCGCATTGACCGGTGCCATGAGTGGCAGCGTGGAGTTTGATGGCACCGCCGATGTGACGATCAACACCGTCTCGAACCTGGTATCCACAGATGGCATCGCGGGTGCGTCCACAAACTTGAGGGTGTACGCCACCGGTACGGATTCCTATGTGAATGCCACCGCCGACGAGGTATGCGTTAAGAATGGCCTCGGCCAGCAGCTGGTGATCAAAGGCGTCTCAATCAGCGCAAGCCTTGCTGTACTCGGCCTTGGTGGCTTGGACACGGGACTGGTGAAGAACAACACTTGGTACAGCATCTGGGTGATCTGGAACGGTATCAGGGCAGCAGGCCTTCTTTCCTTGAACGCGACATCGCCACTGCTACCGGCGGGCTACACACATAAAGCGCGCCTGGGCTGGGCCCTTACTGACAAACAGGGTGCGCCTTACCCATTGTCGTTTTTCCAGCGGGACCGGACTGTTCAGTACAAAGTCGCCGCGGGTAGCAACGTCTTGGCCATGCGACTGATGGCCAGCGGAACGGCCGGAAATCCGACCAACCCCGGGGGCATACCGATTGGAACAGGTGACTTTGTCCCCGTGACCGCGACCAAGATCATTCTTTCGCTAAGCCTGCCGCTGGCCACGTCTGCCGCAATCCTGGTTGCCCCTAACAACTCCTACGGCCCTTACGCATCCACAACAAATCCACCACCGGTGGGACTTTCTGCTTCGGGTGCCATGATCCCGTCGTCCTTGCAGGGTGTGATCGTGCTCGAGGAGCCACAGATTTATTGGGCTTCGAACTCGGTTGCATCGCGTCTTTACGTTTTCGGCTGGGAGGACGGTCTATGAGTGGCTACGCGGTACAAAACAGCGGTCTGGGCTGGCGGGCCATCAATGCCCCTGGTGATGTTGGCCCCGATGAATATTACTCATACGATCAGCCGCCACCGACTGAGCCGCCACCGCCCACTCTGGAAGAGATGGCCACATCTGCCAGACAGTTCCGGGAACAGCTCCTTTCCAGCGCAGCCTTGAGCATTGGGCCGCTGCAGGACGCCGTGGACACCGACTCGGCTACAGCTGACGAACTTGAACGCCTGAAACTGTGGAAGCTCTACCGTGTCGGACTTATCAGGATTGAGCAGCAACCTGGCTTCCCGGTCGAGATCCGTTGGCCATCTCCACCCCAAGCGCCGACCTGGGACGGCCAGCAATGATTTGGGCACCTGTGACCATGCGCTGGCCTGAGCAGGCCACACAGTGGATGGGCGAGCTGTCTGCAGCCAAGGACTTGGCCGGCGGCGAGTTGGCCAGCACCGCGCATCGCCTGGCGGGCCTGGACGGCATGACCAGCACCAACCCGGGGCCGGTCGGCGCCGCTGCTGCAGGCGCGATCGCCGCCGGTCGCGCCGCACTGGCCCGCCAGATGGGCGACGCGCCGGCGTGCCTGGCGGTGACCCCGTTTCAAAGCGGGATCGGCCAGGGCCGAGGGCATCAGCGTTTTCTTTCCGCCCCCAACTTGCTGCAGCAGCTGGCCGACAAATTGACCGACGCCGGTGACGGCGGCTTGCCGATCGGGCAGCAGTACGCGCTGTCGATCCTGTTCCTGGGCACGCGCTACGACCAGTTGGCCGACACCCTGGCGCGCTTCAATGCGCTGTTGCCGATTCCTGACCTGGTGCGCACCGAGCGACGTGCTCGCCACCTGGCCCAGCTGGAGACTGAAAAGTGGGTGATGCCCCAGGCCGGCCCGCTGCCTCGTTGGCAGTCGTTGCCCCTGGAGCGCTGCACGGTGGTCAAAGCGGCCAAGCAATCCATGGCCGGCCAGATCGCTGTCCTGGAGAGCTACGCGGCCGACAGCTCCCCGATGGGTGACCTGGCCGCACTGGCGGGCCGCAAGGCCGCTCAGCAGCGGGGCCGCGACCAGCAGTTGAACGACTTGAAAGCGCTGCTCGCCGGCGGCAATGCAGACCACAGCATGCGCGCGCGGACCCTGGGCCCCGGCAACACCACCGAGCTGCGCCGGTCCCTGCTCGAGGGCGACGCCCCGGGGCACGAATGGGTGCTGTCTGCCGGTGTGCTGCTGGTTGGGTCGCACCAGGGCCTGAGCTTTGTTCGTGAACTGGTGGGCCTATGACGCTTCTACTCGACGGCCAGCAGGTCCGGGGCAAGCGGCTTAAGGTCACCGCCAACCTGCGTATTGAAAGCGACGACCTGTCGGGCCAAACCAGCAACACCGAGACCGCCCATAAGGGCTTCAAGCCCAAGACCCTGGCAGTCACGCTGATGATTCCATTTGTTGACCAGGTGCAGCTGCGCGACCTGATGCGCCTGGCCGAGGCCACCGCCGGCGGTGGCCAGCTCAAGATGTACCGCATAGTCAACGACACGGCCGCAGCCTTTGGCATCCGCGAGGTGCAGTTTTCCGAGGGGGTCAGCGCCCGACAAGATGACTCGCTGAACGCCTGGCTGGTCCAGTTCACCCTGTCCGAAAAGCTGTCGAACCCGGAAAAGGTCGAGAAGCGCCGCGCCGGCAACGCGGTCAGCGCGCAATCGGCGCCCGGGCAGGCCGTGAGTGGCGAAGGTGGCAGCGGCACCGGCGAGGCTGCCCAGGAGCTGAGCGGCTTTGAATCGGTCCTGAAAAAGGTGGATGACTACCTGGGCGGCGGCAAGGCATGAAACTTCACAAGGTGCTGACAATCGGTGGCCAGGCCTATGTCCTGGTCAAGGACGACGTGCGGCTGGACAGCAAAAGCCCCGGCCGGGCGACATTCACTATCCAGGCCGGGGCCCCGGTCAAAGGCCTGGTAACGCTGGATATCGGCTACAACGAGCGCACGCTGCAGCGCCATTTCATCGGCTACGTCGAGCGAGCGACCGCGGTTAATGCGATGCAGCAGATCCTGGTCTGCCGCGAACTGGCGGCGATCCTGGCCAACCCGCTGCCGCTCAACCTGCGGCATGTCGACCTGCAGGCGGTGCTGGCCGAGATCAGCACCAAAACCGGTCTGCGCTTTCGGGTGCCTGATCAGCCGTACGCGACGGTCAAGGCGCCATTCTTCTACAGCCTGGCCACCGGCTACCTGGCCATGGACAGCCTGGCCCAGGTGTTCAACATCCCCGACTTTATCTGGCAGCAGCAGGGTGACGGCGAAGTGTTTGTGGGCAGTTGGGCCGACAGCTTCTTCGGCGCCCGGGCACCGCTGCAGCTGCCCACCGGGCTGTTTGACGGATACCAGGGCAATCAGAGCGCAGTGGTTGCGGTCCTTCCAGGACTTCGCCCGGGCGCTACCTTTAACCAGGGCGAGAGAATCACCAGCGTGACCCTCGCCGGCAACCAAATGGCGATCAAATGGACGACGCAATCCGTCGCAGCGTAGAGCGGCAATTCCCCGAACTCACTGGTGGTTACCACCTGCCGCGCTTTGGCCGGGTGGTGGCCGTTCCGGATGCGCCGGCGGCGCCCGGGCTGTGCGACGACTTCCGGCCGCGCTTTGGCGTCGACGTCGAAGTGCTGCTACCCGACGGCGAGCCTGATCCGGCGCTACCGATCCTGAGCGGCCTGCCGCTGCCGGCGCCGATGGGCGGGCAAGAGGCTGGCATGTTCGGCTTTCCGGAGGAGGGCACCACCGTTGTGGTCAGTTTCGCCTATGGCCTGCCGAACAAGCCTTTTATCACCCAGATCCTGCCGCACGGCCTGAGCCTACCCCGGGTGCCGAAAGGCGACCAGGTCTGGCAGCACAGCGAGGCCTGCCAGCAGCGCGTCGACGCCGATGGCAACTGGCTGCGCCAAACCGATGGCAAGATCCAGGACAAGGCGATCGAGCGCGAGGTGGAAGCCCTGGAGAACACCGAGAGCTTCCAGAACCACACCAGGACGGTCGACGACCATTCGAAAGAGTCTGTGGGTGGGATCAAGACGATCGAGGCACTGGGCGCGCTCAAGCTGCTGTCGGGTGGGTCCGCAAGCCTGGCGGCCGTGGATGACCTGCACCAGGCCACGGGCCGCGACCTCAACCTGGTGGTGGGGCAGAAGCACAACGCCACGGTGGGTGGCGACATGCAGGAGCAGATCCAGGGCCTACGCAAAAGCGTGGCGGGGATCAGTCAGCGCCTGCAGGCGCCCAAGACCTGGTTGGGGTCGGAGTCGGTCAACGTGCTGCAGGTGCTGTGTGATCTGCTCGACCTGGTGCAGGAGATGAATACCCAGTTAGCAGCGCATACACATGTACCAGGGCCGATGCCGAGCCCTACGGATTCAACTAGTTTCGTTAGCCGAGCAGTAGCAGCCAAGACGATATCGGAAAGATTAAAGCGTATTACGCTTTAACAAAATCAATACCTAGTCGGATGACTTTTTTTCATGATTTTTCCGCGCCTGCTGGATTTCATTAGCGTGTAATCGCTCTATGACTGGAGGAGAAACAATGGTGCTGTAAGACTTCCCTTCAAACATATATCTATAGTTATTGTCGTTGTGAGGATTTACAGCTTCGACTCCTGCGAAATCACAGAGGTTGTTGAAAAAACTTTGTGCGTATCTATATGCGGCGATTAGCTCAGTAGTCGTAGTGCCGACGGTAATAAGCTCTTTGAAGCCTTGTTTTTCTAATGTAATTGGTACGAGAACGCTTTTCCCAGCCAGCTCAATATAAATTTCTGTCAGCCCGAGACTCATTGAGAGTTTATACATGGCGCTACATAGATTTGCTACGTAATAGTCATAGGTAAGTTCTGGATTAGCGTCGGTAATCACAGCGTGAATTTGCCAGCGGACAGACTCTAATTTTGACTCGATATCGCTGAATGCAGCCCCGTTGGCCTGTGGCGTACCTTCGTGCGGTTTTCCGACGAAAAAGGTTTTATGCATTCTTGGGTGAAGTTTGAATTTGGCATTGATGCAGTCGAGAAAATTTACTTCGCCAATCTGAGAGAAATAGCTAAACATCTCTTTTCGGTGCGAGTAAAAAGAATCGATATTGTTCTTGTATCTGGTTAGAGTAATTTGATTTGCAGTTTGGGCTGTAGCATGCAACCGAGAAACCAATATTGTTAATGGCAGTGAAAGTGAGAATAGAGCAAGCGGGAAAGTGCTGATTCTAACGAAGTTGTTAATTCCTTCGGGGGTCAATGATATCGTGTATGGACTCCAAACTATCATGCCAGCCGCGAGACCATAGAAAAAGGGTACCAAAATGCTAACCCATAATAGCCCTTGCCGCACAAGTCCTTGATCGGGGTGCATTGTGAGCGCAGATATCCATCTTTCTTTTTTCCAACTCCCCCTACCTCTAGCTGCCACTGTCGCTGTGATGCCGATAACTAGAGGTAAAAACAGAAGTATCACTGCTGCAATTTGATCCATCATTTTGACTCATCAATCTGTGAGTTGAAATTCGGAAGTATTCAAGGAATTATTTTTCATATCGCTAGACAGCATAAAACCGCCATTCGGCGGTTTTATGCTGTCTGCTTGGGTTATTTGAACAATTCGGCGTGGCTGCCAAGTTCGACGAAGGTCACCAGGCCGGCGCGGGCGACATCATAGATCAAGAGAAAGTCTCCCCCGATATGACATTCCCTGAAGCCAGTCCATTCCCCTTTAAGCTCATGATCCAAATACTCCGGGGGGAGCGGCTGCCCCAGGAACAGTAGCACCATCACATCGCGGACTTCGTTCATGTCGCGAAGCCCTGCGCGTTTGTAACGCTCCCAAGACTTCTTAAACTCAGATGTCTGCGCGCACTGCTTGGGCAGGTCGGCGCGCTTTTGCTTCTTTTCCGGCTTCGCCATCAGCGTCCCTTAGCATGTCATCGATCGAGTCGAACTGACGACGAATCTCACGCGCTTGCGCCATGGCACGAGCGGTTTTTTCCGAAGGGACTCGAACCTCGAAAGGCAGCCCTTGCGTTGTCACTACTTGGCGGAGGAAAAGACGCAAGGCGTCACTGAGGGTCAGCCCGCAGGCATTCAACACAGCAGTGGCACGATCCTTCAAATCCTCATCGATGCGGCAACGCACGTCAGTGGTTTTAAGTAATGCAGTCAT